TCAATCAGGACGCTGAGGTCCAGATTATCGCGTGGGCGGGGAATATGACCACCTCCGGCGCTCAGTTCCAGGGCCGCTGGGACAACAACTAAGGAGTTATTGGTCATGACCTTTAAGTTTGATTCTAGCTACATCGGCTACCCGCCCATTGAGAATGTGGTGCCGGTGCCGACCAATCCTCCCTTTGGTCTGCCGATCAGTCCGGGGTTCTTGGCGAGAGCCGAAGATCCGGTCTGGGGTCCCGGAGAATTTGTCTTCGGCCGTGCAGGCGCAGGCATTCGTCTGGCAGCACTGTGTCAGTCTCTTCCCGTCTGGGATGCGACCAATAAGGTCTTTACTTTCAACATGATTGAGAGTACGGCCACGGCGAATGCGAGCCGTCCGTATTACATCTACGTTGGAAATACGGCCCTTACGACTGGACAGTACGGCTGGTTCATGACAACCGGTCGGTATCCGGTCAACAGCACTTCGTCCATTGCTGCGGATACTCAGTTTTCGCACGGTGCGGGACAGGCTGTCGTAGCAGCCGCCACCACGGGCGTTGACGGAGGTATTGTAATCACTCCTGCGACTAATACGGTCGTGGCAGCGGCTATTTCGGGTACTCTGGGATCCAACCAGATCTTCCTGAGCAGCACGGCAGGCTTCTTCCCCGGTGTGTACCTTTCGGGTACCGGCGTTGGTACGAACGCTATCTGTACCTTCGTGGATCCTCTGGGTAAGTACATCTTGGCTTCGGTTGTGAATTCCGCGGCTGTCACGGGTAACGTCACTGCTACCTACAACAACGCGACAATTTTCTTCAACGTGGTTGAAACGAATCGTATGCACGGATCTGACGAAGCGTAATGACTGGCACTGATGTAGCATTAATCATCACCGCGGGCAGTGGCTTTGTCACTGCCCTAGGTGGATTATTCGTCTCAATCAGGAACGCCCGTAAGATAGAAGAAGTTCACAAGGCCACCAACTCCATGAAAGATGAGCTGGTGGCCTTGACTCGCAAGGATGGAATTGCTGAGGGTATAGCGCAAGAAAAGGCAAGGGAAGTCAAGTAATGCTGGTTCCTGGGATGACTTTCGGAGCAGGAGGTCGTGTCAATGCTACGATTGGTGCGACCACTGTTGCCACATCCCAGAATCAGGGCGGATTTGGATTCATTGGACCCAACCTAGCTATTGATACAGATGCACCAGCCGGAACTACCTTCGTCAAGGGGTTCCGGCTGAATGCGTCTGGAGCTCTGTATGGGACTACAGTCCAAGCTGCAGGCGATTCATGGGTTGAGGGTATAAGAATTTCTGCTCTAGGGCAGATCGTTTATGAAAGCGCTGACGCGGTCACTTTCACAAGCGGAAATCCAGTCACCGCAGCCGGTAATTTCGCCGTAAACTAGGAGAATACTGATGACTCTCGCACAGGCAGCCGCCCGCTTACAGGCTCAGGCAGCGGCAGTCGCTGTTGCCATGACTGTCAGTGGCGCAACTTCAACTGCCGAAGTTCAGGCTCTTGCCAAGATCATTTCGGTCATGGCTTTGTATCCCAGTGAGTCAATTACCATCATGGAGCGTGCGCTGAGCACCCCAATTGATACGAATGTTGTGATGTATTAAAACTAGATTGGAGCGACGATATGAGAATTGCAGAAGCAGATCTCGGGCTGACCTCTCAGGCCCTGGATAAGATGAATGGGGTTCGGACGAATCCAGACGATCGGCTGCGTATTCAGTTCATGATGTTCCCTGAGATTGACAAGGCGGCTACGGACCGGGAAGGTCGTCCCATCTATGCTGACAAAGAGTACATCACCATCATGGTTCCCGGAGACCGTGACGTTGTACATCGTGCCGTGTGGGAGAGGGACAAAGAGCGCTTCCCTCAGCAGTATGCTGCGTTCAAGAATAAGCAGAACCAGGATGCCGTCAGCGGGACACCGTTGAAGATGGTTCCTTGGCTTTCACTCGGCCAAGTCAAAGAACTTGAGTACTTCAATTGCTACACACTTGAGCAATTGGCTGCGATGCCTGATTCAACCTCTCAGAAGTTCATGCAGATCAATAAGCTGAAGCAGATGGCGAAAGACCATGTGCAGGCGGCGAAGGAAGCTGCACCCCTCACGGCCATGCGGGCTGAAATGGATGAGAAAGACAATCGCATTGCCACTCTTGAGAAGCAGATGGCTGAGCTTCTGAAGCGAGCCAAGGCTGCCGAGGCTGAGGTCGAGGCAGATTAATGGCCAGATACGAGACAGCGGGAGATATAATCAATGATGCTGCAGTTGAATGCGGCCTGACTTCTGTCGCTGACCCGTATTCGTCTGCCGACCCGGCATTTATCCAGCTCTGCCGTCTTATGACGACGGCAGGGCAGGAAATGCTAGCTCTTCACCAGTGGCAGAAGATGGTGAAGTCTTACACGATCACGGCGACGGTTCCTCCGGACACGGGAAATTACGACCTTCCGGAAGACTTCGCCTACATGATCGATCAAACCGGCTGGACTCCAACAAATGGAGGTAATGGACTCCCTCTTGGTGGTCCGTTGTCGGAGCAGGACTGGACCTATCTAGTAAATACGAATCTTGCTGCTTCACAAATCTATGTGAGCTTTAAGATCGCAGAGGGTCTCATTCAGCTTCTGCCGCAGCCCCCTGCCAACGGAACGATAGTCAACTTCGAGTACATCAGTCGCTGGTGGGTTGCAGAGCCGGCTACGACTATCCCTGCCAAGGATAGATGTGAGGCGTCGGACGACGTAGTTCTGTTTGAACCTGTGTTGATTAAGAAATTCCTTAAGCTTCGCTTCCTAGAAGCTAAGGGGTTTGATACTACGGCCGCAGCCGGACAGTTTCTTACCATGTTCCAGGCTTGGACCGGTAAGGATGTGAGTTCTCCTGTACTGAACATGGCGCGCTCAAGATTCTTCCCCTACCTCGGTTATCGCAACATACCAGAAACGAACTACGGGCTACCATAATGTCTTCGCTGTTCCCAGTCAGCGGGCCACGCGGACCGAGGAAAGCCCAGCTTCTTCAGCCCGTACCGCCTGAGCTAAAGTGCGTCCCCGTCCCACCCCCCATGGGTGGGATTAATGCCGTAGACGGTCTCTACGGCATGGCTTCTCGCTCCCCTGAAGACTCTATCTTCCAGTATAATCTTATTCCGGCACAGTACGGAACTAAGGTTCGTACTGGATACCAAGATTGGGCGACAGGGGTAGGCACTAATGGAATTCGTACTGTCATGCCCTACACGGGCACGTCATCCGCAGCTAACCGTCTGTGGGTCATGGCTAACAATGGGATTTATAATGTCTCTACCTCTGTAGCATCTCCTGTTGTCACGGTAACGTTTCCGGTAATAGACAGCGATTCTGGATATGGACAGTGGACGAACTACGCCACTGCGGCCGGACACTTCGGACTATATTGCGACGAAACAAATGGCTACTATGTCTATACCGAGACAGGAGCGACATGGGCTAAGGTCGCCATGGGCGGCGGAGCTACGCAGGTATCCAACGTAGATCCCGCCCTGTTTGTCATGCCGATTATCTACAAAGAGCGAGTCTGGTTTGTAGAGAGAGATTCTTCCCGTGCGTGGTATCTTCCCACGGGAGCTATCTTCGGCGCCGCTACTGTGTTCAATTTCGGTACTAAGTTCAAGAAAGGTGGCGTTCTTGTTGCGCTCTATAATTGGACCGTTGATGGAGGAGAAGGCACCAATGACTATCTCGTGGCCGTTAGTTCCGCCGGAGACGTCATTCTATACCTCGGAGACGACCCAGCTACCGCTTCAACGTTCACCCAGCAGGGTCAGTGGTACATTGGACCCCCTCCCGCTGGACGACGTGTCGGTGGCAGCTTTGGAGGTGAGCTCTATCTTCTTTCGACGTATGGCATTATTCCACTCACACGCCTCATTGCTGGCGCACTTATTCAACAGGACGACATTTATCTTTCAAGGAAGATAAATCCTCTAATAAACTATCAGATGACTCTGTCAAGACAGTCTCTTGGCTGGGAAGTCCGTCTTATATCTACAGAAAATCTTCTCCTATGCTCTGTACCTGCCCGCCTAGGATTCGAAGATATTCAATTCGTACAAGCCCTCAACTCAAAGGGCTGGGCTGTCTATAGAGACATCCCATACTTCACGGGGGATACTTGGGAGGGTCAGTTCTACATCGGTACGGCCGACAACCGCATCTTGATTCATACAGGAACTCAAGATGAGGTGGACCTCGACGGTGAGAATGGTGTCGCAATCAACTGGTCTGCGTTGTCCGTATTTCAAGAATATGGAGAGATCGGACGGTTTAAGATTACGCAGTTTATCCGTCCAGTCTTTGAAGCAGCGCAGGCTCCATCATACTCTGTGGAGGCTCGCTATGACTATAACCTTTCTGAAGTTCTACCCCCACCCGCTGCTTCAGTTGTTGGAGGTTCTGTATGGGATTCTGGAATTTGGGACTCTAGCCTTTGGGGTGGCGACCTTGTGGAGGTTGAGAAGCCTGTTGGTGGGTCTGGGATTGGGCGTAACATCGCTGTCGCGATTAACGGCAGCTCTTCTTCGCCTACGATCCTTATCCGTTACGACTTGATGTTCACTACAGGGGGTGTGCTATGATTCGTGCTGCATCCCCTGTTGAGATCGCATGGGTCTGTGGTAAACTGCCCCTCACGTTTAAACCCGACATGAGGGGCGTTTGCAATGACGGAGCAATGGTGGTATATGACGGATGGACGCCTAATGCTGTTCAAGTCCACATTTACTCTAAGGGGCCAACCTATCTACTTAGAAGAGATTTCCTGTTGGAAGTCTTTTCTTACGCCTTTCTTCAATGCGGAAAGGGACTTGTTTATACGGTTACACCTGCCAGCTCCACAGAATCCTTGGTGGTCAGCAAAGCCCTCGGATTTCGTGAGACTTTTCGTCAAGTCGATGGTTGGGACTCCGGTGTAGACATGGTTTACAAAGAAATGCGTCGCGATGAGTGTCGCTATTTGAGGATGCACTAATGGGATTCTTTAAGAGTCTTAAAAAGGTTTTCAATCCTGGTGGCGCTATCGTCAGCAAGGTTGTTGGAGATGGTGGCGACTACAAGGGTGTCCTTGACTATGCCATGAACGGACAAAAGCAGGCTGAGAAAAATCAGGCTGCTCAGAAGGCCGCTCAACAGAGTCAGTATACCCAGAAGCCGATGTTCTCACCCGATCCTGGTCTGAACCCTCAGGCCATGCAGCTCGGGTGGACCAACGGTGGATATCAGTACCATAATTCTCCTTTCAATGGTTCCCCACCCATCGGGGGACCGCCTATGTCTTTCGGAGGCGGGGGCGGACAGGGCTTGCCTCCCGGTCCGCAAGGTGGTAGTATGCCTCCCGCTGGAGCTCCGTTAGGTCAGCCCACCAAGCAGTTCAGAAACCCTGAACAAGAAGCTCTGATCGCTGGGTTGAGGAGAGTATGAGTAAGAATACTCCAGCAAGTCCTGATTATACAGGCGCCGCTCAGGCGCAAGCTAATTCGTCCAAAGAAGTGACGGAGCAGCAGACGTGGGCGAATCGTCCAACGATCAATACTCCCTTTGGCCAGCAGACTTGGGAGGTCAAGCCACAGTGGGACCCCTCTACTGGCCAATACCTGAACTCGTGGACCCAAAACACGAATTTAACCCCAGAGTCTCAATCTGCGCTGGATTCGCAAATGCGGATTCAGCAGGGAAAGTCTGGGTTAGCTGAGAGTATGCTCGGTCGGGCCGAGGGTGAATTCGGTCAGCCCATGAACTGGGACCAGTTCCAGCAGATGGCGGCAACGCCGCAGGCTGGACAGTTCGGACAGCAGGCCAACGTACCGAACTATAACCCTGAACAAATTCAACGAGGCCTAGACACATCTGGTCTACAGAATGTTGACCCTTCTCAGCGGTATGCGAAGAATGCTGAAGACGCTATCTACGGACAATGGTCTGGGCGGCAAGAGCCTCGCATGCAGCAAGAGCAGGAGCGTCTCCGTAATCAGCTCTACAATCAGGGTCTGAAGGAAGGAGATCAGGGATACAATGACGCCATGCAGCGTCTGTCCCAGGACCAAAATGATGCACGTACGCAGGCTCAGTATCAGGCCACGATTGGTTCGGGCCAAGAGGCTGAGCGGATGTACGGAATGGATATGGGTGCCCGGCAGCAGGGGTTCAATGAAGCTTCTGGACAGGGGGCTTTCGCTAACTCTGCTGCCCAGCAGGCGCTCCAGCAGCAGCTCGGCATAGGCTCGCAACAATTCAACCAGCAACAGGCGAATTCTCAGCAGGGAGATGCGCGGCAAAATCAGCAGTTCAACCAGCAGATGTCGTCAGCTGGGTACCAGAACCAGATGCGCCAGCAGCAGATTGCTGAGCAGATGCAGCAGAGAGGGTTTAGCCTGAATGAAATCAACGCAATTCTCAATGGGCAGCAAGTGTCTATGCCGAATATGCCGGGATTCAGCTCTGCTAATGCCTCACAAGCTACTCAATACAACAGCGCAGCCCAGAATCAAGGTCAATATAACCTTGACGCCTTTAGTGCTCAGCAGGCAGGACTTAATTCAGCTCTTTCCGGCGCTGGTTCCATGGCCATGATGTTCTCGGACCGTAGGTTGAAAGAAGATATTAAATTCATTACTCGCCATGACAACGGACTGGACATTTACGAGTACCGATACAAGTGGGATCCGCCCCGTATTCGCCGCTTAGGATTCATGGCAGACGAAGTAGAGAAGCTGTATCCAGATGCTGTAGTTACGACTAAGGCCGGCTACAAGATGGTGGACTATGGAAGACTTTGAAAACCTAGACCCTGAAGTCATCCAACAGCTGATGGAGCTGGGGATCATTGATCCCCAGATGGAGTCTCTTCAGGGCCAAATTAAGACAGCTCAGGACATTCGCGGCCGAGGTGCTCCAAAGGGAACGGATACTGGTCGTGTCTACGTGGCCGCCAATCCGCTTGAGCATCTGGCGTACGCCCTCAATGGCATCAAGGCTGGGAAGGACATTGATAAGGCGCGGATTGAACAGCAGAAACTCCTTGCTGACCAAGTTCGCGGCCGTAAGTCCTTCTTTGATGAATATCGTCGTAAGCCTGTAGTTCCCGGTATGCAGAATGACATTGACATGGGTTACTAATCCGTGGACAACCTATACGAATATCTGATCGGGGCCGCCCCATCAGAGAACAAGACGCAGAAAGAGATCGCTGCACAGCTTCGGCGTCGTCGCTCTTTTGGAGAACTTGGAGCCCTCACGGGTGATCGAGTTCTCCAACCTTTTGGTGCAGGACTTGTCAAGCAAGCGGATGCTCAGGCATCTGATCTTCAAGACATACGTCAGAAGGACACAGACAACGAGCAAACGAAGGTCTATCAGGACTCTCAAACCTCGCATATGAAGGAGATGGAGCGTCTGACCGAGCGGGGTCAGACGCTTGACCACATCTATCAAATGTTGATGGCGCAGGCTGCTGGACTTAAGGCAGAAAAGGCGGGCGCGAAGCCGTCAAAGTTAACTTACTCCGATAGGAACAAGCTCGAGCAGATGACTGGAATGATTCATTCTGCTGATGAAAGTATGGGCTCCTTTAAAGATGAGTATGCTCAGCGTCTTGGTCCTGGCCCCCAGAGTAAGCTGCCGAATTTCATGGCTTCTATCGGCGTGGGTACGAAGGGATCTGAAGAAGCGTCTAACTGGTGGTCAAAGTGGAACCTCATCTACTCCCTGCCACAGCGCAATGCGACCTTCGGTGCTACCTTGACGCCAACTGAGCGTCAGGCGTGGGCTGAGAGCGATATCAACCCTTCAATGGACCCCAAGGTTATCCGAGATCGTGCGGACAAGGTTGTGAAGATTCTTAGGCGAAAGGGTGCGATGATGAATCGTACTTATCGTTCACAGTTTGATCCGGAAGTAATTGACGATTATTCCCTCCCAGGAGAAGAGGAATTAGTAGGTAGTCCTCGCGGGCATGGTGGTTTGGCTCCCGTTTCCGCTCCCGGTACGGCGGGTAGTACGGCAGCGGCTGGGCCCAAGCGGATCAGGGTAGACCAGAATGGGGACCCAATTGGAAATTGAACTCCCGGATGGTACAGTTCTTGAGGCACCCGATGATGCTGATATAAAGTCAGTTGTTCGGGGGTATCGTCGTGCTCAGCTGAAAGCCTCAAACCCTGCCGAGTACGACCCCGAATCTCAGGACTTCAAAGACAAGTACGGTCCGGTTGGGAAGGCTCGCGGCACTCGCACGCAGCCTATTCGCGGTGTGGGCATGGTAGAACAGCCTGCGGATGACACTTTCACTGAGGGTGTCGGATCTGGCATGATGCGCATGACCAGAGGCCTTGGAAACTTGATGAATAAGGCAGCCGACCTTCATCCCATGACCAAGGCGATGGCCTTGAAGTTAGCGCCTGCCAGTATATCATCGGATGAAGCCATCCGCGAGCAAGACTCCGTAGACCAACCTCTTTCCGATACGGGAATGGGGAAGCTTGGTCAGGTAGTCGGGCAAACGGCGGTAGCCACAGGCGCTACGGGGCCACTCGGAGGCGCCAGCGGGCTTGCTCGAGGCGGTACAATGCTGGCCCGCACCCTTGCAGGCCCCACAGCCCGTGCGGGCATCGAGGGGGCTATTACGGGCGCTGGTGCGGCTGACCCAGATGAACAGGGCGAAGGCGCTGTTAAGGGAGCTGTTCTCGGAGCCACCATCAACAAGCTTTTGGGACTCGGTGGACGAGCTATTCGTGGCTTGGTTAAGAAGAGTGATGAGGCTAAGAATCTTGAGCAGAGTGCCGCGCAGCACGGGGAAGAGATCTTTGTGCCTATCTCACAGGCTGCCAGCGACACAGATATTCCCTCTCGCCTTGCGAAAACTCTGTATGCAGAGGGTTTGTCCTTCATTCCTGGGGTAAAGGGTCAGCTGACCCGACAGGCTGATGATGCAACAGCGGCCATTCGTGGAATTGCTCTTAAGGAAGCTACCCCGGATGGAGTCGTACTTCCTCCAAATGCGAATAGGAAGGTCGGTGCCGCGGTCAGAACTCTGAAGCAAGGGTTTGACGAGGCATACAACGATACGATCAAGCAGTACGCATTCAATGTGTCCCCTTCGTTCCGGGACGATCTTGAAGCGACCATTCGCTCTGAGATACCAAACATTGATGACACTACTCTTGCGAAAGTTATTGACACTGCCAATGAGCAGATGACTAGATTTTCATCTGGCAAGCCAGTCATTGACGGTGCCAATCTTCTGAATGTGAAAAATGAGCTTGGCCGCCTTGTTGGAGCTTCTCCGCGAGTTGAAAAGCCTGCGATGAGGGTTGCGCAAGAGCACATTGAAGATATCATAACTAATGAGCTATCGCAGGGTGGTTCTAAGCAGAATCTTCAGGACCTCGCTAAGTATGGAGATCTAACAGAACCATATCGTCATTTCGTAGGACTAAATAAGGCGGCCCGCGCGGCCCGCGCTAGAGAAGGAAACTTCACGATGGACCAGCTTGCGCGATCAGCCACTGACCCTGTACAATCCGAACTTGCGAATCAGGCAGGGGCCGTTCTACGAAATCCTGCAGCCGGAACCTCATTTACAGGTCGCGGGCTCCTTGGGGGAGCAGGTCTGGTGGGTACTGGAGTCACTATGGGCCCTCCGGCAGCGGCTGGACTCCTCATTGGCGGTAACGTTCTAGCGACGAAGACAATACAGAAGGCCCTTCTGGGGGACACTGCTGCTCAGCGCAGTATTGCCGAGCTGTTACAACAGAACCCACGGGCCGTTGAGAAGGTATCACAGGCGATGAGAGTTATTGCAGCGCAGCAAGCGGGAGAATCAGATGAGTGATCCAGTACGTACCATGAAGGCCATCATAGAGGCTCTTCGTATGAAGGGGCGAGACCCCGGTATCTATCGTGAGCCCGGACAGGTACCTCGCAGAGTTAACGGCCCGATGGACTTAGGTGACGCTCAGCAGACTGCTCAGTACAACCGGTACCGAAAAGTTCAAACAGGCGCGGGAGAAACTCCTGTATCTTATGAAGAGTGGCTTCGGCGCTAAGGTGATCCATGCCTCGTAATAGTAATGGCGATTACTCGTTACCAGCCGGCAATCCGGTAGTCACGGGAACTACAATTTCGTCCACTTGGGCGAATACGACTCTGGCTGACCTCGCCAATGCTATGACGGACTCTCTGTCTCGCAGTGGCGATGGATCCATGTTGGCCCCGTTGTTCTTGGATGACGGCGCCGTAGGTGCTCCGGCTCTTAGCTGGGGAAATGAGACTACCTCAGGTCTATACCGTGCGGGTGCGGGTGATTTCAGGTATTCTACGGCCGGCGTAGACCGAATTCAGATATTTTCTTCTGGACTTCGTACTATATCAGGGGCAGCGGCGACACCGTCTCACGGATTTATTACGGATCCGAACACTGGCATGTATCTTTTTGGTAGTGATGACGCTGTTATCGCTGCCGGAGGTACCGATGTTGCTCATTTTACGAGTAACGCGGGGGCAACTCCTCAATTTCGTGCCACAGATGGCGTAGTAGGAAATCCTGCAATTTCATTCAACGGAGATCCGGATACTGGATTTTATCGTCTGAGTGCCAATGCGTTTTCAGTCGCCGTTGGTGCAGTTGAGGCGACTCGTTGGTTTAATAACGCGGGTGTGGGGCAGACACTAGTTGCTGATGGTACATCTGCTATTCCAGGTATCGCCTTTAGCAATGACGCGGACACCGGAATGTATCTTGCGGGGGCGAACACCTTGGCGTTCTCTACCGCAGGGGTTCCACGACTCAATTTGAATCCTACCCGTCTTCTTAACGACCTTCCGATGTATGAACAAGACGGATCAGTAGGTGCGCCGGCCTATTCATTCACCAATGATACTGATACTGGACTACACCGTGCCGGGACGAATGATCTGTCTTTAATTGCAGGAGCAACTAGAGTTCTTGCTGTGGCTCCAACCGGAACGTACTCATTAGACGGCGGGGCGTCAATTCCTGCTTACTCATTTCTTTCTGATCCGGATACGGGAATATATAGGTCTACAGCTAATTTAATCGGTCTTGCAGCAGGCGGTGCGGGACGATTATTTGTCGGTACACAGGGTGCCGGATTTATAGATGGCGCAGCAGCTACTCCGTCTCACTACTTTGACGCGGACACTAACACTGGTCTCTACCGAGCTGGTTCAGATGATCTAACAATCACAGCGGGCGGGGTAGACATAGCTCACTTTACCAGTAATGCAGGATCTGTTCCTCAGGCTAGGTTCGTGAACGGTGCTCTGGCGAATCCGAGCATTGCCTTCCACAGCAACCCTGACACAGGACTGTATCTGCCGGGCTCAGGCATTACGATGGTGTATGACGGGACAGCGTTCCTCCAGGGCACTGACACGGCCTTGACTATTGGAGCGAATTCTGGATATAGCCTACAGTTCCTCAGCATTACCTCAGGAACTGCTAATACTGGAGCTTCTGGCGCTGCGCCCGCACAGGTCGCAGGCTATCTGGCTGTTTTGATTAATGGTACGAATAGAAAAATTCCATACTACGCGAACTAAGAAAGAGAGCGACGACATGCAACTGAAAATTGACGGCAATAAGAAGATTGAATTCACCGCCAAGGGCATCTCTTATATCTTGGACGCCTTGGCGCTGCGTCCCTTTGCTGAAGTGAATGGGCTGATTAACGATATTATTAATCAGTTGAAGGCTCAAGAGAAGCCACAGGAAGTAGGTGACAACGATGGACCCAAGCTCGATTGATCTCGTAAAACTGCTGCAGGCAGGAGGGACGCCAGCACTAGCGATCGTAGGATTTCTTCTTTGGAAGGTGTCTCAACAGATCACAGAATTAAGGACTTCGGTAGATACTTTGGTGAACACTATGCTCCGGCTTGTTCCGGGCTTGAAAGAGAGGGATAAATGAAATCTGTAATTCTGGTTGGTATGGCTGTGGTTACGTTCGCGGGCTGCTCCTTAATCGCCCCCAAGGTGGGGCCTGAGGTGGCGAAGGCTGTGAATCGGTACTGTGGTGAGCCGTACGAGTCACGACTTTACCTTCGTACAGAAGTAAACCAGTTGATCACCCCCAACACAATCAAAGTTACATGTCAAGGAGACCCTCAGTGACCAAATTTTTGAAAGAAATCTGTCGGGAAATGCTGGTTCGCAGACGGATCCTGCAGGAAGAGAAAGAAGCTCTTCTTAAAGCCAGCATCAGGATCAAGGAAATTGATACCGAGTTGGCTGAGATTGACCGTGAGTACACAGCCATGGATAAGAAAATTCCTAAGGAAGAGGAGGAAGAATGATCACCACTCTTCTGTATATATTTCTCCTACTCGCTGCAGTGGGGGTGGTTCTCTGGGGTATTCAACAGATCCCAGGAATCCCCTCCATTGTTAAGATCATTGTGATCGTGTTGGTCTGTCTAATCGTGATTGCTTTCGCTGCCAACTACGTCACAGGTCACGGGTTCAGTGCACCATGACTTTAGGAGAGAAGCAACGGCTTTTCACTCGCTTGGTAGGCATACTGATTGAGTATGCCTACCAGCAAGGGTATGAGCTAACTTTCGGGGAAGCGGTAAGGAAGCCAGCTCAAGCTGCCGCGAATGAAGCCAGCGGTAAAGGGATCCGCAACAGTCTCCACATACTCGGGTTGGCCGTTGACTTCAACCTTTTTAAAGATAACAGGTACCTGACCTTCAGTGAAGATCACAAGCCTCTCGGTCTGTTCTGGAAAAACCTCCATCCTCTCTGTAGATGGGGAGGTGATTTCCGGGACGCCGAAGGGAGGCCTAAGCCTGATGGTAATCATTATAGCCTCGAACATGAAGGTGTAAAATGACAAAGAAAATGAAATGGGCAATTGCCCTGAGCGTAGCCGCCCTCCTAATTTGTTTCGTTGGAATAGCCAATGCGCAGACGGTAGCCAAGCCTGTCCGTATTACTTGGAAGTTGCCAACAGCATACGATGATGGTTCTGCTCTAGCTGCTGCGGATATCACTAAGGTGCAGGCGTACATCGGCGTCGGGCCCATAGCAGACAATGCCACGGTGGCCCCCACGGTGGAGGTAGGCCCTACGGCCCAGCCCTTGCTCCGCACGGTCACAGTTCCCGCGGGCGGAACGGTGTACGTACGGCTCCGTGCGTGTGTGGGGACCAACTGTAGCGTGCTCTCGCCGCAAGTGACGTTGGCGGTGCCTACTCCTAAGCCCGGCCCGCCCACTGACCTCACCATAGAGCTGGTAATCACGTAGGTACGGCTAAGCTTAGGCGATCGAGAGCGTGTAGAGTGGGGTTGGTGGCTAGCCAACCCCACGCTGGGGGCCTCGACCTAAGCGATCTTTTTGGCTGCTTCAGCCTCTTCCTTATCCAGCATGTCGAGGAAGTCACCCATCACCCGCCCGCGTAGCCCCGGTGTACGCTGTGACAGGGTTAGCATGATGGCGTCAGCCTTCTTCTTTCCAAATACGGCCGCCATCAAGTCCGGGTTGAACAGCATGGTGTCTTCGGAAGGGATCTCCACCGGCACACCGTCGTCAATGTACACGATGTGATGGGCGCACATCACCTGCACGTCTGGGTTTATGGCCCGCTGTAGGAACCGCTCGATCCAGACACGGTCGTCCATATTGCGCTGGTCTTCCACCAACAGGAAATTGTAGAATTTCGGCATAATCACTTTTCTCCACTTAAAGTTCTGAGCGCAAGCTCTACCAAGAGGATCGCTCTGCTCCTCTTCATCTTACCTGCTTCAAGGTTCCTTTCAAAGTCTTGCATTGCGTGAGTGAGGTACACGATGGCATCCAATGTCCCGGGACCTAGGGCCGCCTTGCTTTCTCGCTTGGCGGCTAGGGTCGCCAGTCTCTTAGCGATGGTTTCGGGTGACTGCTTCCTGCCGTACAAGGGGTGTCTCTTATCCTTTGGCTTCTTCTCACCCTTGTGGTATGTCATGTTACGAGACGCCATGTGTCGTCCCTTATTCCAGGGCTTCCTACCCTTGTTCCCGTGAGTGGTAGGCTCAGCAGCGCCGTTACCTTCCGACATGACCCGTCCCCCACAGCCAGTTCTTGAAGTTTTCCTCTGCTTCCTGCAGAGTACGGGTTTCGCCCTCTAGGGGGCGGTCAGGGCTATCCAACCACTCCTCTACCTTGTCGTAAAGGTACTTACGGACTTCATTACGAGTGGGTGGAACGTCATTTTTTGGCATCTTTTAATTCCTTCTTGTACTCACGTTTAACAAACTGTCCCAGTTTCGTAGGACTGATAAATTCAGCCATGGTTTCGTTGGACAAAGCCAACTTACGCCGACGTTCAATTCGGTGAGCTGGGGATTTACCGGTCCAATACTTGTATCTCTGCCGACATTGGGGACAGGCTTCGTATTGACTGAGAGCGCCTACTACACGAATGCAGTTTTCGTAGATACACTTTGGCATGATTATCACCTTTCATAAGATAAGGCCGTCTCGTGGACCAACGTCGGTGCCTCACACCTCTTCCGAAAGAGTTCTTGGTGACCCCGGCCCTGTGGGCGATAGAATCGCCCGATACAGGAGGGTAGGCCGGGCCGTCGCGGGCTGACGGTTCGATGGTCCCCTCCTGGTGCTCATTTATTCTTCAGAAAAGAGGGTCATCGCAATCTTATATGCCACCCTTCGCTTTGCCGCTCGGGTTAGGCGGACTTCCAGCAGGCGCAGTTCCCTGGAGTTCAATATACTTGTCAAGGAAGTGTCGCGCTTTGTGGAGGTCTTCAGTTCCGTTCTTAAGACGCCATCTTTCAACATACTTTGTGATTTGACCCTGGAAGTAGTCGAGGCCAAGTCGGTGGACTCGGTCCCAATGCTCTTCTCCTCCCGTTTTGTAGTGTGTTCCACCGATCTGCGTCTCATTCGCCGTGCCCATTTGGCACCCCCATAGTATACGGTTAGAAATTGCCTGGAGCTACCTGGAAGACTGTGTAGCCCAAGCTCCGCCATGCGTCTACGACGCGTTGCCTATCCTCCATTACGAAGAGTGTAGTGCTCGGTCTCCAGTTATTCGCAGCCGCCATCAAGGGCTTCATCTTATCATCATCTGTGCGATTGTCAATAGGCCTCATGACGAGTGTGTGGTAGGGGACAGCATACTTTCTTAGCCAGTTTTCTGTCTCTGCACGAGTACTTTCACTCCTACCTGTCAGGAGTCGTATGTTATATCCTTCATCCCAGAAGGCTTGAATAACTCTGATGACAGCATCAACCGGAGCATCTCCTCCGCAGGCTGCGAAGTATGAGTCCCAGTCTCTTTTCAGACCACAAACACATTCTGCTTCTGGGGCCGAACAAAATTCTTTGTGCTTCGGATGAAGAAAATGCGCCCGGTGAGAGTCATTCGCAATTGTTCCGTCTAGGTCGCATATGATAGTATCTTTCGTTCTGTCCATTGCTTGCACGCAAGCCTCCAGTCTGTCGCCTTAATACGATCGATAAACATGTAAGAATCATCAAATCTCTTATCTACTCTGGCCTCCCACGCTTGCAACATCGGCACGGCTACTGTCTTTATCCACACGGTTTTGTAGTCGGTGTAGCCAAGCCCTAGCTTGACAAACGCCTCGCAATCTTCAAATAGCTCTTCTACCTTTTCAGGCTCCTGAATCAACGGATAGTAGTCTACTGCTCTTCTCTTATACGGGTCCATTCTAATGGGGCCGCCCATAAACTTAGTCACATCAGGCCTGTCCTTGTATACGTGGAGGTTATTGGAGAATACACGATAAATTCCAACCTCCATGTTCGCCCCGTAGGCTACAAGCTCATGGAGATAAGTCATATGAACGACATTGGCACCGAGACATCCCCACAGGAGGTCATTGGAGCGATTACATACCGTCATATCTAGAGTGAACAAGTCGTGATTGTCCTCAGCTCTGGCCCTGAAGTATATGTGAGTGTTACAGGGTCTGTCCTTCACTGAGGCGCCTAAATCCTCTGCTGGGTCCCACATAGAAAGGACTACCTGCCGGCTTTCGGGGTCTTTCCTCAGCAGCGCACAGGCAACCTGGATCTGATCCATCAAAAACCTTGGCCCAATCTCTGTGGGATGAAAGTGATCCCTCCAGCGTTTTCCGTAGGCTCCATGTACAATACCATCGGCCTCCGCATAGTTCACATACGTACGGTTGAATTTTGAGGGGAACCCAACGTGGTTGTCCCCGGCCAGCATCCATATAGTCTCCATCACGTGAAAGAATGGGTTTGCATCCCTTTCTGGGTCAAACAACACCCTCTGCAAGGGACTTCTCAAAGTGACCACTGTTGGTTCAGGAATTGTGAGCACCTTCCCATTTCGGGAATTCTCCTCAACTCCATTGAGTTTCATTGCCCAATAAGACTCTACGTAGAGTCCAGGGACGTTTCTACTTTTGATCTCAATCATTGTCCTTCTCCTAGGTCACCATGGACCCTTTGGATCATAGCCAGCGATGGGTACGATGTCCCTATACTGTCTCTTCCTAGAAGTTCTAGAGTACATCTCTTCTTTGTATCTTCTCCATGCCTCGGTAAATTTGCTCACTTCATACAGGGCGGTGGGCCGACCGACCCCGCCAGCAGAGCGGAAGCTAGTGGGCTGTCCAAATAATGAAGAATAAGTCCGTACGGCTGTCCTCAGAGTAGCCACTGGCACGCCAAATTGATCCGCTAGTTGAGGTAGATTACACTCCATTATACCCTCTCTTTGATCGTCCGCTACCGGTCTTAACTCGCATGTATTTGTCAAACTCACATAGACAATTCTGTAGATCTTGATTGTCTACAGGTGGTACTCCTTCTGGCCAATGTTCATCAACTTCTTTACGAATCACTGCAAAGTCTCTCTGAAAGTTTATTGGATAGTTGGCGCTTGGTGAGTCACTGAAATACCACTTCACCCCCCTCAAGCTCCCCGGTCCAGGTCGTACGAATTCCTTCTTGTCATGCGCCAGAGATAAGGGATGCCCCAGAGTGTTCTTCAGGTCAGCTACGATCTGCGCGCCAAGGAATGACCCAATTCCCTCGATCTCCTCGAGCGCCGCGCAGGCGTACCCGCAGTACGCGCCCCGGCACTGCCGCCGCAGGTGCTCGAGGCGCTCGTATACGGCCCCAAGCACGTTCTCGCATAGGTACTGCGCCTTGGGCATTTTAATCCCATGAGTCGTAATGACGTAGGCATTTCCCCAGATCTTCCCGTACTCAGCCATGCGCATCAGATCATTTCGGAGGCTCACCGGGTTGTGTTCTCTTAGGTACCCCACACGCCTCAGAGTATCAGGCCAATTAAGAAACCTACTGAGAACGATGTTATACTCAAATAGATCGTCACCCACGTGGGGTGAGTAGTAATTACGGATCCATTGGGTAACTTTATCGTTTTCGCGGTGAACATTGCAGAAGTAAGTTCTCTGAAAGACAGGGTCGTTACTCCACGGCTTTGGCTTCCCTGCCTCCTTCGAGAGGTAGATCCAGTAGCGTTCGCGGATCCAGTACAAAAGGCTTTCTTGTGGTGTCATTTGGACACTTCCCTATCCGGACTGTCACACAACCCTCTAGTATAGTCAACGCCAGCAGCATACAGAGCCTTCCACTGACACGTATAGTCATACCTCACTCCTTTCTCGTTGGCAAGCCATTTATCCTTGGTGACGCGCTCCACCACCTTGACGTATCCTGGAAAACGCTCTGCAAGATACTCAACAGCCCCCCGCTGCATATCAGGTGTACGATAAACAGAGCACCCCCCAGGAGCTTGGCATGGCCCGTGGTCCTGGAAGTAAGTAGTAAGAATTGCATTAGGCTGACCGCGACTAAGGAGTGTGCAATTAAGAACCACGTCAGCCAATATGGGGAACTGGTCAACTTTGACATGGCCGACTTTAGCACGATTAATCCCCTGCATACAGATAATACGCCCGTTTACAACGAAAGGAACCTTCGCATTTTGCCCCATCTGCCTTGGGTGTACACCTACGAGAGCATATTCGTCAAGCATAGACTCTATTTGCTCAAACATCTCGGGCATACTGTCTGCCGTCTTAATGCTTATCAGTCTGCGTAAGCTATCTCTTTGACTAAACACTAGATCATCATCCATGATCAGGCATTTGGGGTTCACCTCATATTTGACATTCTTATCTGGCAACCCGTCCATAATCCACTGAAATTTCTGGCTGTAGTTGGTGACGTGCTTCGAAGCCTCTATAATACAGGCAGGATCATAGTACTCCGCGTAGTCCTGCAATTCTTCTTGCCCGACAACTATGTGAACTCTTTCCCTCCAACTTTCGGGGATCCACTTCAGTGTATTCACCTTGCCCGCGCGCCCGCGCGACATAATGTAGATATTCATGACAGGACTATATCCTCTAAGAACTCAACCAGCTTAATGAGTTCCTTTGGGTTTAGAGACAGAACTACCTCTCCACTGACGGTGCAGAAGCGTATGCCTCTGTGACCTTCTATCTCTTCCACGCGAAGGTTTTCATTTAGCCCCTTTGGTGGGATATTCATCATTCTTCTCCTTCTTTTCTCTTGGGGGACAGCGCACCTTTAGTCCCAGCCTCGCTAGCAAGGGAATGGTTGACTGAGAAGGTTCTCTTCTCTGGGGCTACGGACCGTCCACCCTTCCTGCCCGCGTCGGCGGCTAGTGCGGGGTCTTTGCTGAAGGACCTATTGGAGGGATGTACGGAAGAACCTCCCTTCTTCCCTGCCTTGGACGCAAGGTCTTTATCCTTGCTGAAGCTTCTTTGCTCGGGCTTTACGGCCTTCCCTCCCATACGAGAAATCTCACTACGCCGCTCCTTGGACATTCCTGCAAACCCTTTACCTGACATATAATCTCCACTCCACTGGATCAGTGGAAAGTTAAACTCTAGTTGGGATCCTTTGATGGTAGTTCTCCATACACTTCTTTCACTTGATCACTCTGCCGGCCGTACGTATCTATGAGCCAGCGAAGGAATAAGTGGGCCAATGGAGGATCTTTCCGGTGCATGTCATCAAACATGTTTTTGAGATCAACCACGCTACACCTCAGTTATAAAGTCAAGCAACGCCTCAGCCTCCTTACGGACGATGGGGTTCCTAATCAATGAAATAGTTTCTACCGCGGACTCCATGTGCGTCTTGGCAACCTTCACATGCTCCCGCACGTTTTTCAACAGAGTCCTGTCGTCGGCCAGCGCTACGAAGTCATTCATAAGAAATGTCCTGCTCCCATTGATCTTATATTTCTAACAAGTTCCAGAGCCGGGAGTAGGCGTTTAGTCTTATTTCCGACTCTACGACCGCAGGCGTCTTTCCCTCGGTAAATCATGTTGATGGCGTTTGTTAGATGCGAGTCAGTCATTTCTGTTATTTTCATGACTCTACCGTCTTGGCATCTCCACATCGGTAAATACATCGTCTTATTCCCCTTCGAAAAATCAACGGGCCTCCACATAGGGAGGCCCGTACGGCACCGCTAGTGTACCAGTTACGCGCTCGGAGGTGTGTCCGCAGCCTTGGGAGCCTCTTCTACCTTCTTGGGTGCAGGGTCAGTTCCACCGCTCAGAGTGATGTAACCTTCCTGTGCAAAGAAGCGAACCCAGCCGCGCGGAGGGTCCTTCGGATTCTCCTTGTTGGCGTCCGTAAATTCACTGACCTTCTTGCCGTTGTAAGCGGAGATCTTATCATACCACGCCTTGCGATGACCGCGCAGCTTGGTCACGTCCTTGTCAGCGGTCAGCGCGATCGTGGCATCCGCTCGGTAACCGTAGTCCTGCCGCGGAGCACGCGGGGCCTTCGGTGCATTCGGATCCGCTTCAGGCTTGGGGGCCTTCGGCTCCTTGGGAACCTTGGCAACCTTGTCCACTTTGGTGCCGTCAGTGTTTACTACCTTCGGCGTCTTCGGCGTCTTACCAGTCGGGGGCGTCAGATCGGGAATTGCGTTCATTTTCTTACTTTCCTTCATAATGTTGTAGCCTAGCTGACCTTTCGGGTCAGTAATTGCGAGTGTACCATGTCCGGTCTGTTAATGCAAGGGGGCGGAGCGGATCGTAAACACTTGTTTACTCGGCCCCATGCCCCCTATGTTCAAATTCTTTGGTGCGTCGGCCATAAATACGTCTGGCACTACCGTCAGCTTCATAGCTCTTCCTTGCACATAATCCGTATTGTAGACACGTAAATAATTAGATCCTGGTGCGGTGTATCCACATGCCCATGTCGGTTTATCTTCTGCCTTCTGCCAGATAATAATATCGTGGCCGCAAGCTTCTGGCACCTTTTTAGTCTTCACCATAGTTTTCTCGTCTATGGGCCGCCAAGCCCTTCAAGAACCCCTGCTGCGTCCTATCCTTATCTTCTAAAACCTCCATTACCTCCTCGTCTTTGGTGTCTTTGGCAACGATATGGTATATGAAGACATGATCAGACTCCTGCCCCTGTCTATATACACGGGCATTAGCCTGATCATAAAGCTCAAGATCCCAAGTAATGCCAAACCAAATGACGTGATGGCACGCCCCTTGGAGGTTAAGACCATGCCCCATACTTCGTGGATGTCCGAGCAGTACAGGTATGTTCCCGGCATTGAATCGAAAAACAATATCTTCAAGCGGCTGTCTACCAATTCCTCCGTGGAGAACCGGCACATCACCAAGACGGGATAGGATTCTGTCCCTATCGTGGTGGAACTCATATAGAACCAGCGCCGGTCCCTGAATTTCTTGGAGTAAAGACTCCAACGCATCCAATTTGGCATCATGCAACTCTATCCAGGTGTGGTCTTCTCGGTATAGGGCACCGTTGGCTACCTGCCGTAGCTTACCACCAACGATTGCTGCATTATTCCCGACCAGCTCTTCGCCGTTCCAGTTCGTTAAGAAGTCTCTGTCCAGCTCTGTGTAGAGCTTCCTCGCTGAGGCAGGTAAGATCGCCTCCTTCCGCAATAGTACCAACTGCGGCATCTGCAGATAGTCTTCCGCGCTCATCTGCAGAACTAGCGGGCTTATCCGTTCTATAATTCGTGGCCA